CGTTTGTTGCAGCCCATTCTTCTGCTTTGGGATCGGGTGAACGAACCTGTTGTCTAGGTGCTTGTTGTTTTTGTACAGGTTGCTGTACTTGTTGTTCTTTTTGTTCATATTCACTCTTTGCAGAACTTACAGTCTTTAAATCAGACTGTGCTTCGTTTAACATCTCCTGTGCTCTTAAAAGCTTTTCTTTTTCACCTTCTTCAAAGGCTTCCATATAAGCTTCTCTGGCAAGTTCTATTTTATCAGTCAGTTGTTTTTCTGAAGCATTTAAAGTTAATTTATTTATTTCCTCTACTTCAGAACTCTTTTGACCAAGAAAAGTTGATAATTCTTCATTCTTTTGTAAAAGAGAATTAATTTGTGCATCACGTTCTTTTCTTTGCTGAACTAACTGTCTAATTCTTTTTTCGGCTCCCTTTGTTTCTATACCTTCTAACTCTTCAGGATCTTTTTCTTCTGTTGAACTATCAGTTTTTTGTTCTTGAATTTCTGGTTCTTCGACTTCATACTCAACCTTATCTTCTTTTTCTGGAATTTCTACAGCATTCCATTCTTCATTATCTGCCATTATTTCCTCCGTTGCTTACGAGACAAACGATTTACGTATAAAACTTTTACATATACTATTATACCATATTTTTACTCATTTCCCAAGCTATACTGAACCTTTTCCTAAATTAAATGTAGGATCTAGGTCTTTTGGATCAGAGACTTTCATTACAATCTGATCGTCAAAAAGTAGAATAAGTCTTACTCCCTGATAAAATAATTTGGTTCCTGCATGTTTTCCATAACAGACATGATCTCCAACCTGACACCATGCTCCGTTAGGAAATTTATCCGTATCCCTATAAGCTAGATCTCCCAAGGCAATAACCTTACCTACTGTTGTCAAATAAGACATATCATCCTTGGTTGAATCAGGTATAAAGATACCTCCTTTTGTTTTACTCTTTATTGATACGGGTCTAACCAGAACATGAAAACCCGGTAATTCTGGTAGCATAGCTGGATCTTCGACTTCGATTTCACTTGACATCCATTCATCGTTTTTTAAAGCTTTACCTAATTGTACCTGTTGCATATTACTCCTCATGATATAATCGTTTCTTAACGATATCTGTTAAATTATTCCTTGCCCATTCCAGACTTGAAATAGAACCTACCATCTGTCGATAATGAGCATAGTCTTCGGCAGAACCATCACCCAAAGAAATTCTTAGCTTATTAATTTCTTCGTTAAATTCCTGTATAACTTCGTCCCATATCTCCATTACATTGTGTTTTTACGAGATCCTTTTTTAGGACTAGGCCATTCATAGGAAGTATTAGGTGCCCATTCATTTAAGACACCCCTGTTTGAAAGTTTGCCCCATTTATCTTCTGGTATCTTTGCTGGATCTCCAAAAGTTTGTTTAGGCTTACCCGGTAAATGTGTAGGATAACCTTTACCCTTCTTCATCATTGATCTTCTCCTTCTTACTTTGTTCCATAGCCATTTTAGCTAAAGTATTTAAACCAACCATTTCTTTATCTTTATTACTTTTTTCTCTATCTTTAAAAATCTCTTTTAAAATTCTTTCCCGTTCTCTTGTATCGGCTGATGTTAATTTATCTTCTTCCATACCAAGCTTGGCAAGAATATCCATAACTTTAAGTTCTTTCTTGGAAGCCCTGTCTCCTTCTATTTTTTCCTTTTCTATATTATCAGTAGAATTTGTTTTGAGTATATCCAGAACTTGTTCGTTCTCTTCAAGCTCAAGTTTCTTATTCTTGAGTTCCATTTCAGCAGCATGAATAGCTGTATTGGACTGAAGCTTCTGTTGTTCCAGTTGAACCTTTTGTTGTTCCAAAGCTACAAGCTGTTGTTCAGGAGACTGAGCTTGCTGCATTTTTTGATTAGCACTCATAACTTGTTGAGCAGCCTGAGACATAGCCATTTCTACAACAGAAGGTTGCTCTGCCTGTTCGGGAGGTGCTTGTTGTAATATTTGTTGTGCCACTCCATTTGTTTGTTCCTGATATTTCATAACAGAATGTTCCTGTATATTAGCTTCAAGAATAGGTTTGATACGAGCCATAATAGGATTGGCTCCATTCTGGGGATCTTGCAGGTAAGCTGTCTTGGTTTGAATATGGGCATCATGGTTTTGTCCGGGGAAGGCTGCAATGGGAATACCTTTTGTTGCTGCCATAATATCTGATACAGGGTCCATTGGTTGTGGTTCAATCTTGGGTGGCAGGATCTGTTCTAGGTTAGGCATATTAGCTGCATGAAGAATTGTTCTATTCAGTTCTTCTAGGTTAAACATTCCCGGTGGAGATTGCTGTGCCATTTGCAAGGCCATGTTTGCCAGCATCATACGATGGGCATTAGAAGGAATATTAGGATCAGAGACAGGGACAATATCTATACGGCCATCAAAGTCTTTTTTAAATATACTTCTATCTTCAAAAGGAACTTCATAAGGATACTGGTTAGGTAGATAATCATGATCTATCTTGGCTAGTATCCTGAACTCATCCCTTTGAGATTTATGTAATCGTTTATGTATGGCTGTGAAAAACTTACTGGAAGCTTCTAGTAAAGCCATTGTTGTTCCAACGGGTCCATAGGAGGCAGCATCAGAAACAATCTGTTCTGTACTGTCCGCAAACTTCTGACCAGCAGCAGCTACGAAATTCAGCATCTGGAAGAGCGTTGAGGAAGGCTCTTTATAGGGCAGGGGAACGATAGCCCTAGATAAATCTATACCAGTTGCTTCAACCTCCTTGAACTCACCGGGAGCAATTGGGTCATTATCTCCGACCATCCTTACTCCCTTGGCCTTAAAACCTCCGGGCAAATTAGCGAACTGTCCCGCATCTATGAGGGAACGCATTGCGGCAGTTGCGCTCATGGTGAGGTTGCCCAAGAAATGTATAAGGCCCAATCCGTAAAAACCAAATCCCGGTACAAACCTGTAGTGAACGAAGTGACTTCGTTTCTCTTTGTTTGGATCATTCGGCTCATAGTTTCTACGAATACTTAAAACTGTTCTTGACTGCTCTTCTACTGTTATAATATAAGGTAGTGCAACATCTGAATCTTCTATGTCAAGGTAACAGTGTTGTTCTAGTAAAACATATTGTGGATCATTATCATAAGAAGGAGACAATCCAATAATTGTATCCATCTTTTCAGCAAAGGATGTTACTCCTGACTGAGCAGGTGTAGGTAACTCCATATCTTTATAGACACCTGCTTTCATATCATGAGATAGATCTACAGGGCTTTTATAAATAACATGTGTATATCTATCAGCATTTCTCAGATCAGTTGCATAGTAAGACACATAAAACTGATCTATAGGTATAAATTCTGAGGATGGTCTTTTCAGAGTTGAGTTATAATATATCTTTTTAAAGGCCGATCCTATCAGGGGGAGATGGAATAACATTCTTTCAAATTCATCAAAGTACTCAGGCATCTGTTCAGTTAGCTGATAGTTCATAAAGTTCTGAACCCGATTAGCCTGTAGTTCTTTTTCTGGTGTTGCCTTACCTAGCATATTTGCTTTTACTGGTCCAGAGGAAGGGAACAGTTCCTGTGAAGCCTTGGATTGAAATTTTACTGCTGACTCTATTAATAAAGGATGTACGGCTGTACAGGCACCTTCAAAAGGTTCTGACCCTTCCTCTAGTTTTAATCCTAGTAGATCGAATCCTCTTTCAAACATGGACTCCCATTCGGCTCTTGAATCCTTGTCTGCATTAAAATTATCTATAACATCATGAGCTATGGAAGCCAACTCTTCTTCTTCCAGTGTCTCAGACAGATCTTCATACCACTCTGTAATCTCTTCTGAAGCTTCCATTTCGATGGAAGTCTCTTCTCCAAAGTCTACCATAACTCCACCATCAGCAGGATCGACTTCAAATGTAGGTTCATTAGGCATAGGTTCAGGTAGCATGGGAACAACATTTGTTTCCATTTGAGGTATCTGTTCAAAAGGATTACGTTCTGTTGCCATTAATCATTATCCTCTTGGGTACAATTACAATATTCTGTACAATCTGTACATGTACAAGGATCACATTTGCAATCTGGATTAGAACATTTTTGAGTTTCAGTTTCCATTTGTATCCCCTTTATACTGTAGCTTGTTCATTATAATAAGACCATTCCCAAGGAGGTATTACAGAAGAAGCTTCATAACCTGTTCCTTCATCTCCATATTCAGGATTGGCATGTTGTAGATCATCTTCATATTTCATTTTCTGTTGTTCCTTGGTTAAACCTGTATAGTCATTAATCTCTCTATTTTTCCAATGTCTGACAGGTTCTACTGTAGGTGTTGGAGGTGTAATAACTTTTCTTTCTTCTTTAGGAACCCATCCCAACCTTCTCCAAGTATCTTTTATATCTTCTTCTCCTCCACTTATATTACGAAAAAGTTCAGTTAAATATCTATTAGGTTCTCTTGTAGGTGCTTCTGCTCTTTGTGCAAAATAATCTTTCATTGCAGAACCTGTTGATTCAAACTCTGGTTCTGGTGTTACTACTGGAGGTTCGTCTTCAGGAGGATAGGTAACTTCTGGTTCTTCTGGTACTATTACTGGAGGTTCATCTTCAGGTGGATGGATAACTTCTTCCATTTGACCACCTTCCTGTAAAGAAATAAGACCTCCTTCTGCTCTTTGATATTTTCTATCTCTTTCAAAGTCAGCTTTTATCTCAGCATCTAACTGTTTTTTTCTTGCTTCAATAGTAGGATCATAAGGAGTTAAATTAAGGCTTGCACGATCAAGTCTTTTATCATAAAAAGGAGCATCCTTTCCAAACGGTCCTCTTTCTCTTCCATAGTCTGCCCACGGACCTGTTCCTGTAAAAGCACTCGTTAATGCACCTACTGGACCAAGTTGAGAAGCACCATAAAGTCCCTTGGCCTGATCCCATAGACCACCCATAAGACCTTCTACACCTTTTCCTATACCTGTTAAACCAGAAGCAAAATCTTTATAAGCTACATCTCCTGTAGGAGTAAAGTAACTTCCTTCAAGACCGGGATCTCCTGCTACATTAGCTCTGGAAATATCCTGTAATTCTTCTTCTGTATAATTTCCAGTAGCTGCTGCTGCATTTACAGCATCCATAGATGTTTCAAACTCCTCTTGACTCATTTTTCCTTGATCACCTACATCAAAAGATAAATCTCCTTCATCATAAGCTCCGGGTGCTCCTGTAGCTGTAGCTCCTGCTGCTGCCATAGCTGCATTTAAATCTTCCTGCTCCAAAGTATCAAAGTCTTCTCCCTCACCAGCATCAGTAGTATCAGTATCATCACCACCAAAACAACAATTTTTCAATTCATAATCATTAAAATAAAAAGACAAGTCCTTGGCAAGTGGATTATCATTCCACATTGGTTTTTTATATGCGTTGTACATTTCCAAACCTCTTCTGTTTTCCCCTTAAAAAATTTACCTTACTTGGAAGATTTAAATTTTTTCTAACTTTATCTATTCTCTTCATAGCTTTAAATGCCCCACCAAAAGGACAAGCAACATCGACAATCCAAAAGTTATTTCCACTATTCCAATCATCTCCCTGTATCTTACGTACTCCTGTTCTATAGCCTTCTGAAGCTATATCTGAAAACATTCCCCATGAAACAAAACAAAGAGGAACATCCTGATCTTCATAAACTCTATATTGCTCTAACTTTAGAGGAGGTATAATCAATCTTCTTATTCCCTTGAGAGACATATTCTCATGAAAATCTGAAAGACTAAGGATATAGAGCACCTTCTCTAAAACATTTTCCATATACTATTATACCATATTTATACTCCAGATGCAAATATTATTATTAAAAAGTCCAGTAGGTCTTCTTCTTTTCCCTGACTTCATCTTCCCATTCAGGATCATCAGGATGGGTCAGGTGCCATGATTCCTTCATATAGTGTATTGCCATTGTCATGGCATCGACCTGATCATCATGAGCAGCATTGGGAAACCTTATGATTTCTTCTATGAGTTCATCAGACCATTTCTTATTTGTAGGTATCCATAACCGACCTGCCTCTATAATAGGAGAAGCTGCATAGACCCTTGCTACCTTGTCCCTGTCCGGGTTATATTCGAGTACAGGCAGACCAGCCCTTCTCATGTCCTGTATCAGAGATTGTCCACTGGCTTTCTTTTCTATCATGCAGACATCCGGCTTGTTCTGGTTATAAAGTTTCTGTGCCAGCTTCCTGAGTTCGGGATACTCAAATCGTCCTCGTATGTTACCCAAGAGTATCAGATGTGGTGCAAAGTCTTCTTCCCCTTTTTGAGTCTGGTTATACATATAGAATATACCCCATGTCTGGATAACACTATAGTCTGCTGTTGTCCGGGTAGAGAAAGCTGTATCATAGGTCTGTACAATAAAGTCACAAGAAGGGGGATCATCATCTTCCCAGTGTTGTAACCATCTCTTTTTTATAAGACCACCTTCTTCAGGTGTAGGGTCTTGCATGAACAGGGCATTCCAGTATCGGCTTCCGTTACTTGCCTTGATCTCATTCTCATCCATTTGCAGGACTTCATCTGATTTCCATTCAGGAAAGTAGCTGGTTCCTTCTGGAAGTCCCAGAAGTTTAGAAGACTCTTCATCCAGCCATGCAGGTATCCTGATAACTTCCCAAGGTATTGTTTCGTACTCGGACATATTCTCCTGTTGCTTCAAGAGCCATCCACACAGATCATCATAGTGGTAACGGGTATTGATAATAACAATAGCTCCGTTAGGCATAATACGGGTTCTCAGTCCAGCAGGATACCATTCCTTGACATATCGTCTGCCAGCTTCGGATATGGAATCTTCTTCGGACATCACATCATCTAGGATAGCTACATGTGCTCCCCGTCCTGCAATTTGTGATCGGACACCAGCAGCATAGTAGGTTCCTCCTTGATTTGTCTTCCACTTACCTGCTGCCCTGACATCACTTCTGAGAGAGACACCCCTGAATATCTTTTGGAACTCTTCTGTATTGACAATATCCCTGACAGATCGTCCAAAGTCACTACTCAGTTGATCACTATGGGAGACAGTCAGTATTTCATGTTCAGGATTTCTCCCTATATACCATGCAGGAAAGAGTTTGGAACAGATAACTGACTTGGAAGAACGAGGAGGAAGGAAGACCATCAATCTCTTTATAGTACCGTCTTCAAGTTCCTTTAGTTTATTTGAGATGAGTTCTATATGACTACCCATTCTCCAATCAGACACTAGCATGGGTGCCAGCATCCTGACAAACGTAAGGAAATCAGATTTTGATTGCTGATTAACTTTCTCTGCCAACAGTCCTTGGAGATTTAAAAAGGGATCTAAGATATTTTCTTTAATTTCTTCCATAGTACTATTATACACTATTATAAGTACTTATGCAAGTACTAAATTAAAAAAAATATAAAAAAATAATAGCATCATTGTTTAAGTATATACTTAAGTACGTACTCTAGTACGTAATTAAGTACGTAATTAAGTACGTACTTAAGTATATACTATAGTATCCGACAAAAGATGAGATGGCCCTAGGTTTTTGTCAATATATGAGAGTCCTGTTTTATATATATATGCATGCGTGCAAATTTGCCCCCACCCCCACGTGTAATGCGAGGAATTTTTGGAGGTTATACGAACTCTTAGAACGAACTCTTACGAGTTCTAAGAGTTCTTAGTATAAACAATCGAATTTGTTGGAATTTGTGAAATCATCCAGAG